TTTTCTAAAATTATCTGAGTATTTACCCTTAATTTAGCCTCAAAATTTAGCCCTATTTTCAAAGTTTGTTCTTTTTGTTAAAACTTTTGGATTTCTCCAAAATTTTAAGGTTTACCCTCTGAAAAAATATTTTGAGCAAAGTTTGTTTTTTGCCTCCATTTTCAAAGTTTGATATTTTTATTTTTCTACAGCAAATTCTCAAAATTTTGGAGTTGCTGCCCTGAAAAAATATTTATGGTGAACTTTTATAAACCCTCTCCTATTTTATCCAAAATATCATCAGCTCTTTTTGCTAATTCAGGCAGTTGATTCTGAAAGGTTCTAATACCTTTTGCAAGAGAAACCAAATCATCATGCACCTGAACCGCATTAAGGACAAATACAGCATCTTTTGTTCTGTAGCATTCACAAAGTCTAACCCCGTTATTTTCACAAAGCAGGGTTCTTCTATGCCTAATAAATGGGGGTTTCATTTTAACATTCATATCATTCTCCAATTGCTTTTCTAACATTTAATCTTTCCATTTCAAACATGGTATTAGCAATTTTCCTTAACCGTTGTTTTTCTTCCAGGGTTAATTCTTGCTCCTGTTGGGCTTTTTTATCCTTAGCTTCTGAAAAAATTCTGTTTTTTATAACGTAGGCCCTAAATAAAATATCTGATTCTTCTTTAATGAATTTTGCAAAATCTTTTTTATAGAGCTTTAAGAGGTATTTTACCTCTGCAGCTTCAATTGGTGTTAAATCAAGATAAATTGCTTTTTTCCACTTTTTAAAAGTAACTTGAGAGGTATTTTTAACTTTGTAATAAATTTGAAAAAGCAAATCTTTTTCCCATTTAGTATAGCAATTAAAAGCTATATATTCAGATTCTTTTTCAATGATTTCATCTATTGAAATATTATATTTTTCAAGCAGTTTCAATAATTGCTTTTTTGCTGCTGTTTTTTCTCCATGAAAGCCCCTTTCTGATAATGCAGCTAATTTTTTTAATTTTGCTTTTATACTTTCATTCATATCAAACTCCAAATCTAGTTGTTAATTCAGGGAATATATTTTCCTGGGAATCTTTGGTTTCTCCCATCAGAGGAAGTAAATATTTTTGCATAGCATCCATAGTTTTCCATCTGCCAGTAGCAAACAGCTTAAGAAGAGGGTCAACTTTTTTTCCTTCCTCCCTTAACCGTTCATAATATCTATATGTTTCAATGGCCCATGTTTTTCTGCAACTATGGGTTGAATAATGCCCCTCTAATTTCAGCTCTTTGTGAGCTCTATCATAAATATTATGAACTTGCCTATATGAGAGGGGTTTTTTCTGCTGCAGGGCTTTAACTGGAGAAGGAAATAAAGGGGTTCTGTACAATGTAAACCCTTTCCCCTCCATTTTTTTGAGCCATTTTTTCAGGAAGAATATACAAAATTGGTTTACCAGGTCAACCTGGATTGTTGTTTTGTTTTTCGTATTGGTAAAGTAAATCTTTTCCCGGATTCTCCCAAAGGAATCAATAATATCTTCTCTCTTTAATTTCAGGATTTCATTAGCCCGGCCTCCTGTAGCACATTCCAAGGAAAAAATACATTGATTTCTTAATCTATCACCTATGGAAAAGGAAGAGCTTTCAACCATTTTAAGCATCTGCTCTTGTGTATATGGTTCACAAGCTGCCATTTTATAAACCCCTTGCTTTTTTATCCATTTCAACATCTAAAACTGAAAAGGTATAATTTGCCCTGCATATATCCATATCAACAACTGCAAGCCTAATTGAATGTTGAGGATTCATTGCAAAAACCTTTTTTTCTGCTCTTCCTCTGTTCTCCCGGTCTGCAGGGGAATCTTTAAAAGGAACCGCTATTACTTTGAATTCTTTCATTTATCTCTCCTGTATTGCCTGGGAGCCTTTAACATATTCTGCAGCTGCCAGGGGCTAAAGTTAATTTTCTTTCTCTCAGGGCTGTTTAAGGGCCTTGAAAAACGTTTTATTTCTCTTGCTGCCTTAAAAGCTTTTCTGATAGATTTCATTTATTCTTTTTCTCCCATTTATTAATCTTTTCCTGAACTGTTTCCCAATTCCGGGAAAGTATGTTCCTGCTGCCTCCCTCCCATCTTTTAATGCAATTAACAGAAAAGCCTGTTATAGCTGCAAATTTCACTTGTGTTAATCCCAGGCAGCTCCTGAGGTTTTTAATTTTGTCTTTTGTCATTATTCAATCCTTTTTAAATGTTGTTGGAATCTCCTGAAAGCCTCCTCAATTTTAAAATGCTGTTGTGAATGGGGTTCACATATTGAAGGGGTTCCTATATATGTTTCATAAGTTATTCTTTGGGCCTCCTTATTGAATTTAATTTCTATTGAACATACTTGGTTAAAATCTGAATTAAGTTCCTCCAGTATTCTTTCTATTGCTCTATACATCAATTATTTTTCCTCCTGGATAATATCAATAATAATTCCTCCATTTTCTGCATTGCTGATATAATCACCTATTTTATATTTTGCTTTAGAATGAACTGTATCAGTTCTTTTTATTTCATCATCCCCGGTAAATTCAATCAGATAAATATTCATCTTCTTTTCCTTTTTTTGTTTAAATTTAAGCCTTAACTGCTGCCCCTGCTAAGAGGGGCAGATGTTAAACCTTAATTAGTTTCCTTGAATGTTTTTAACCCCGGCCCCTAATTGTGAAAAATAATGATTCCCATTTGTTCCATAATCTGCAAGCTGAACATATCCTGAAAGTTCACCAGTTAAAGGAGAATATTCCAGTTCTGCATTCTTTTTATCTTTAGCGAAAAAACAACCTTTATATTTATAAATTACCGGGCCTTTTTTAAATCCTCTTCCATGCCCTGTCTGATAATATCCCCTATGAGAGGTTTTTACCATTTCAGGTTTTTCTTCAACCGGGGTTTCATCAGGAAGGGCGCATTTATCACAATATTCAGTTCCTATTTCATCCCCTTGTAATTCATTTTCACAATCCAAACAAACATCAGTTGTTGTTGCTATTTTTTTGGTTTGATATTTTTTCAGCTCTGCCCGGTTGATTTCATCCATTCTTTCAGCTATCATCATAGTATCAAAAATATCAATTTTTTCCTGCTCTTCTTTCATCTCCTTATATTCTGCCTGATATTTTGCCCAATCATTAGTTACAGGTTCTTTTTGAATTTTGTTTGTGTAGTGACTCATGCAAAGGATTCCCCTCAACATATCAAATTCATTTGGGGTTCCTTTGAAATCCTCAATTACTGCTGCTGTTCTTTCTTGTTTGTTCATCTTTCTCTCCTTTGTTGGGTTGAATTTGCTTCTTTCAATAAACTCAATTTAATGGTATTAGTTGACAAGTCAACCATTTAAACGAAAAAAAATGATAAATTCCTTTATTTTTTCCTTAATTCTTTATATATAAGGGCTCAGGAGCTTCATTTAGCCCTAACCGGATTAACTTCTCCTCATACCAAAAAGCAGCCCCTCCTCCATGCTTAACAGCTAAATAACAAGCTTTAGCTCTTGCACTCCATTTAAAATATTCTTTCCAGGTTCTCCAATTAAATAAATCCTTCATCAGGATTTCATTAAAACAAACTGCTTTCATATTAGCATAAAATTCTTCATCTATCTCTTCTTTTTCCTCCCAGGTTTCTCCTAGTCCATAACCTAAATCATGTATATCAAAACATTCCTTGAATAAATGGAGAAATTTATCTAGCTTGTGCCGATATTTTTCAGGAAACCAATCAGGGCCACAACCGTTAAAATAAAGCCTCCTTTCTTCAGGCCTTAACATCTCCCAATATTTCCCTTTCAACAGGTAATCTTTCATTTATGGTTTTAATTTCCCAAAGGTTTCTGCAGCAGTATCAAACAATTCATTTAAACCAAGTAAAACATCTTTTATTGTTGATTCTGTTGATATGGTTGAAGCTTTCAGAATATTATGAACATAATGCCGGGTTATGGTTTTTGTTCCATCAGGTGCAATTATTTCAATTTCTTTATCAAGTACTCCATTTTCATACTGTTCATTTGAGGTAACAGTTCTTAATGTTCCATGAGCTTCAATTTTCCTTAATATATTATTATCCTTATCTCTAACAGTAATTCCTGCGCAACCTGCCAGGAAAAGAACAATCAGAATAACCCCGGTAAAAATGATTAATTTTTCTTTCATTGATTTCTCCTCTCATGGAACACTTTTTCATGTTCATGTATTTTTATTTCATTTCTCCTATCAATAAAGAATGCTAGTTCATCCTCTGATTTAATAGGCTTGCAAGCTTCTTTTATTTCTTGTATATCTTCCTCTTTAATTTCCCTAATATCTTCTTTCATGTTTTGAATATCAATTTTTATTGGTTTATTCTCTGCCCTGATAATAAATAAAACTCCTCCCAGGATTATAGCAATTGTTGAAATAAGGGAGAAAACAAAAGCTCCAACCTTTAAAAAGAAAATCCAGGGTTCCGGGGGTTTTGGTTTAGTTAGCTTTTTAACTTCTGCAAAAAGTTCTTTCCTAAAGGCCTGGGTTCCTGTTTCCCATATATTGGGTTTATCCTGAACCATTTTCTTTTGCTCTTCCATTATTGCCTACTCCCAAAATAAAAACCAATTATAGTTGTTAATATTAAATAAAAATCATTTTCAATTTGAATTCCTCTGATATTCATCAGGCAAATAGTAAAGAGAACCATTAGAGCCATGAAAGCCCTAACTGTTCCGGGAGGCATCCCTAAAGGTTCCTGATGTTCAAGAAATTTAATTGTTTACCTTCTTTCGTTTATCCTACATTATATTTAGAGTATTGCTCCCAAGGGCCACCTCTAGGAATTGATTCAACTCCACCATTAAAGACGGTTAAATCGCCAATCCATCCATTAAACGGGTTAGCACTAAAATCCCATGCAGCTATACCAATAGCGATATTAGAGGTTTTATCTGTAAGGGTAAGAGAATTGGTTACAGTTGCTTCCACATATCCATCCACCAATAAATCCCACACGTTGCCTACTCTCCTAATGGCAACATGATGCCACAATCCATCATCGGTTATTGTTCTAACAGATTCAAGGTCAATAGTCCATGAACCATTCCCTGCTTGGAAAGTTACAGTATTTGTTGCAGAAAAAGAAAGATAAATACCATCTGAAGCACCTTTATATTGACCATAAAGATATTGTGCTGAACCTACGCTATTACGTCTTGCCCACATACCAACTAGAAATTCATTAGAACCTAAATTAAAATCAGCATGTTGAGCCAAAGAGCAATAATCACCAGTGCCATCAAGCTTCAATACTCCATTATTATTCCCCCATACATCGGCAATACCTGTATCAATTTGAGCATCATTAGCAAAGGTAATTGTATGCGGAGAACCAACTCCACTTTCACTTAAATCAGTAGCACTTGTAGCTTCGTCAACACCATTGAATTTAGAGAAAAAATAGCAATCAGCCCAAGAACTTCTAACAGCTTTTTCTAGTGTTTGATAATACCAATCCGTATCATCTGTATATTCAGTCCAACCACTTGTATTAGCCTTATCAAGCCCGTTTATTTTGGTGGGGTCTAATGCTCCGCCTCTTCTTTTCGGAATAATTCCTAACATAATAACCTCCTACCACCATAAAACAATATTAGCGGTTGTTGTATCAACAATTTCTGATGGAGTGAAAGGGAGAACATCCCCGGCTTTTACTGCATAAGTAACAGTAACTGCTGTTCCTGTCCAATCCTTAATAACCAGGTTTCCATCTGTTGCAACATAAATTGCTCTAGGAGCATCTGCAACCGTGAAAGTTTTTCCTGTTCCTGCTGTTACTGCTTCATGGATTGTTGCACCTGATTCAAGGCCCTTTTCCATATCGCTAAAGTTTTTGTTTGAAACATCTGTAGGCATAATAGCCTCCTTTTTTTATTTTTTACTTAAAATATCCTGCATGGTAAAATTGAGCATCAACATAATCTGTTGAATAGACTTGTAAAATATCATCCGCATCTAAATTTGAGGTAAAAGTTGCTCCTCCATATTGAGTTGTATTTGCCCCTCCATTTCCAACTGCAATTGTTCTTGTTAATGTTGAGGAATCTTTGCTCCTGACTCCTAGTGTATGAGTTCCTGTTGTTTTCTTCAACCCTAAAACCTCCACAAATAAAGGAGAGGAAACATAGCTAGTTAAATCTTTATCATTCCAGGTTGAATCTGATGTGGGAGTAATATCATCAAATCTTTCTTCATAATCTGTTGAAGAATCCCAATAGCCCATGGAATATCCGGTACATTGATTGTAAACCTCAAGATAAATTTCAATAATTCCTGAAGCATCTGCTTTAACAAACATATTTAAAACAGTAGCTCCTCCTCCAAAGGAATTAGGAACATCTATTAGCCGGGAGAGGCTTGAACCATTAGCCCTAACTCCCATATTTCTAGCACCATTTACAGCATGGCCCATTGCTACATCATAAACCCTTGAAACAGGGGTTGAAAACAAAGTATTTAAATTAATATCCGTAAACTGGTTATCTGTTCCTGAGGTTACTGTTATTGTATCAAATCTTTCTGTATAGGTTCCTGAACCCCAATAACCAATAATTATAAATCTAATATTTGAATTATTTTCTGAATAAAGTTCAATGTTTCCTGAGGAGGAATCAACAGTACAAATAAACCTTGCAGACATATAGCCAATACTGGTTGAATAATAGCCTGTTAAATCAAGGTATCTTGAAAGGCTTGAACCATCATTCCGGGCTCCTCCCTCAGTTGTTGTTGTGGAATAATTACAAACCATTAAATCAAGAACTGAGCCCTTAGGAATTGAATGATTTGTAAATACATCATAATCGTTAAAGGTTGAGGTTGTTCCTGTAGGGGTTATTATAATTGGAGTAAGTTCTGTATAATCAGAACCTGAAGGGGTTTCTGTTGGTGAATATGCCCTGGGGCGTTTTTGAACTATTCCCCCTCCAGTTATTAAAACCAGGGAGCAGATACAAGCTAAAAATAATAGAACCTTTTTCATTCTTCAAACTTTCCATTTTTTATATAATAGTCTATTTCTGACTCAATTGCAAGTTTCCACTTTGCAACCTCTGCAATATATAGGTTATAAACCGCTAATGAATAGGTATCATAAGCCTTTTGTAAATCAAGCAATTCCTGAGCTGTTAAAGTAACTAATTCTCCTCCCTGGGTAAAAGCATTAATATTAACCTCTTCTCCATCAGCAAGGGCCTTTTGTGCTATTCTAACCCCTGTTAACATGAACTCCCGGTATTGACTATCTGAAGGGAAAGTTTTCCCTTTAAATTCAAACCCTGCATCATAACCGGAATTTTGTTTATTGGTTATCATCCTGAAAACAGTTCCTTTTTTCTTTTCCAGGCTTGCAGGAGGAGCAGGAGGAGAAGCAACAAAAGGAATTTCTTCAGGGCTATTTCCATCATTTAACCAAGCTTGGAATAAATCCTGATTTTCATTTACAAACTGAGGTTTACCTTTTGCAGGAATATATTTTATTTTATATTTTCCTGCAGCATCAATAAAAACTTTCTGATAATTATCAGCAGCTAATCCTGAGACAATAAAAACGGTTAAAATTAAAAATATCAGCTTCTTCATTTTTTTCTCCTTTTATTCTAAAATCCATATTGAGTTTACTGTTAAATTTTCTGATGCAGTTGCTGCTCCATCTCCTGCAGCAGTTGTTGTTATTTCAATTTCACTCAAATCATCACAAAGATAATTTGAAGTATTAACTGTTCCTGATTCTTCCCATGAATTAGAACCAACTAAAGCCTTATCAGAATTTAAAACATCTGAACCATCAATCTGTAAATTTATTGAGGCCTGAGAGGTTGCATCAACTGAACTTTGTGAAATTCTGAAAAAGCAAAAATACATATTTGCTCCTAAATGCTGTTCAGGGCTGTTTGAAATATCCCTCAAGCAATCATCTTCAGCAGCAGCAGCAAATTTTCCAGGAACAAAATAGGGAATCCTTAGAACCCTTGAAGAATCACATATTTCAATTTTTAAAATATCATTAGCAACATTAAATTCTGCTCCTTTAATTGTTAACAAAGAACTTGTAACAGCTGAAATATAAGCATGAAAAGTTCCTCTTAAATCAGTATATTTAATTCCCATTCCTGCAGTAATATCAGAAGTATCTGAAAAGGTAATAGTTGAAGTTGAAGCAGGGGTTGCCGTGTATTTACTTGAATCAATCTCAAACCAAGGGCTGTTTACTTTTTCATTAGAAACCCTGAAATCTGCAACCGTTGGAGCAACAGTTATAACATCAATGGAATAATTTAATGATGCTGTAGTTGAATACCCTGCAGGAGCTGAATCTGCTGCTGTATCTCCACTTCCAAAATATGTTGTAGTAACAGAACTATTATTATAAGAATAATTTGTTGAACTGCTGTAATACATTGATACAATTAAATCTTTTGAGTTATCAAAAGAGGAATAAGCAATTTCATCAGTTGTTCCTGTTGTTCCTGTTGTAATTAAAGTATTTGCATTTCCGTTAAAAGTTACTTGAACTTGTGAACCATCAAAATCCCAGGCATTTCCTGAGGTTGCTTGATGTCCAACAAAAGCCTTATCAATAAAAAGAGTTCCTGAACTTCCTGCCTGAAAGGTTATTTTTAAATAATCACCTGATTCTGAGAATTGACTAGCAGGAATTTTAACTCTAATTGTTTGGTTAGATTGAGGAACATTGTTTGCTAAAGTATCACCAAAATCAACCGTAAAAGAACCTGAAGCAACTTTAGCCTTAATAATTTTATCATGGTCATTTGGAACTAAAGTTGATGCTTTATCTGTATATCTGATAGCAACCTCTTCAAGGGCCTCCTCAAGGGTTCTTGAACTTTGCCCACCTGTTGTTGAAGTCCAATTGGAACCATTCCAGGAAGTATCTGAAATTCCTACTGATGCAATTGCATCAAAAACTGCTCCTGATGTTGGTATATGAGTATCATCATCAGTTAAAGTTGTTTCAATTTCATTAACATATTGTGAACCATCTTTTAAAATTAAACCTGAACTTGATATAGATGCTTGCCGGGTTGCTGATGAACCTGTATAAAAACTCATAACATCGTTAGCACTTCCAATTCTAGCCTGTTCAACAGCTGATTCATCTTTAAAAAATATGTAACCAATTGTTCCTTGAAGATTTAAACCACCATAATTTGAGGCAGATGAAGCTGTAATTAGAGCTGCAGGATTCCCTGTTAAAATAAAGGTTCCTGTTGCTCCATGGTTCATTAAAGAACCTTGGATTAAATTTCCAGTAGCATCTGCAAAAGTTGGAATATTCCCGGCAACACTAGAACCCGGCCCAACTACGTCACCAGTTAAATCAAGCCAACTAGAACCGTTATAATACTCAATTATATTTTCAGTAATATTTTTTCTAAGCATCCCTTCAACCGGGGTTCCTGGTTGCTGCAAAGTTGTTCCTCCTGGAACCTGAACAGAACCTGTTCCCGGCAAAACAGCATTATCAGAAATTCCTAAAATGGGATTTCCTGCCCCTCCTGAACCATTAGTAATTGTTATTTCACTAGCAGTTCCTGTTAAGGTTCTTGAGGTATAGGTTTCTGCTGCAGTTCTGACAAGAAAACCATCTGTAGCAATTTCTCCATCAAGGATAATTCCTCCATCAACATCAACATCAATTTCTGAATCACCTGCATCATCTGTAATTGTTACCTTAGATGAACCTGCATTGATTGTTTTAAACTCTAAATTAACCCCGGCCTTTTGTTTATAAACTCCAACTCCTGCAGTTCCAACATTTGAAGCAGTATTTGCTTCTCCTGCAGTAGCTCCTGCTGTAATATCAATCCAGTTTGCAGCCCCTGTTGAAGCATCTAAACACCTGAAAGCCTGGCCTGTTGCGGTATTATCCCAGGTTGAACCAACTGCATAACCTTGAGTGTTATCATCAGTTACTGAGGGGCTTGAGGTTGTTTGATTATCTTTATAAAATGCTTTATCTGCATCAGGCCAAATAATACTGCGAGTTGTTAAGGTTGAAATATTTGAGCAATCAAATTGTATTTTTGCAGTATCATCTAAAACAGAATAAACAGAAAAATCATTATCTGAAAATTCAGTAATATTTCCTCCTGCTCCTCCTCCTGCATTATATGGAGAGGAACCCCTTAAATCTGTTATTCCAATAACCTCTAAAGTTCCTCCTCCAGTTGTTCTATCCCTCAGAGTTATATTAGAGATTAAAAAACCTGTTCCCCTATAGGCAGCAGGAATTGAAAAATCACTATATTTTGAAATATCTCCTAAAGCATCAGTATCATTTCCATAACTTCCTGAAGGAAGATTTAAAAATAAATGACAATCAGCATCAGCTTCAGATACAACTCCCCATAAAACTACATTATATCTAGTTCCTGCAAGAGTTCCCCCTGTTGAATCCTGGGTTAATGTTGCCCTAACTAAACCCTGCATTTTTAAATATGGGGTTGTTGGTTCATTTATAATATGAATATCTTCCCCGGTTGAAGTATCTAATGCCGGGAAAGTATGCTGATGAAGTTGAAGAATAACCCCGGCAGCAGTTGCAACATCAACAGTTAAAGCAACCCCTCCTCCAATTGTAGGAGTTAAGGTTGTTGAAACTCCGCTAATCCAGGTTGCATTCTGAGAACGAATCCATTCGTTAACGTGCGATAAATGCCCCTGCCCAACTGAATCTGAAAGGTGGTCTGTCCATGCATGAACTTTGTAAAGGCCGTTTGTTTGAGCATCTGAAGCACTTTGAGCAACAACTGTTGCAACTGGCACAAACTGTTCAGCAGTTGGAAACCCTGTTGTATTTGCCGTTAAAAGCTTAGTTCCTTCAGGAATAAAAACATAGTTTAAAGTTGGAGCTGTATCACTTCCTGCAGTTAATGTTACAGAAGCAGCAGGGGTTGAATCAAATACTGAAAATTCACCATCAAAAAACAAGCTTAAATCTCCCCCTCCAGTTTTTTCAAGGGTTGCAGTAATAATTGTTCCATTTGAGGTTACTTCCAAAGTATGGTCTTCAAGTATTGCCCCATTGAATATTTTTAAAACATCTCTTGTATTCCCGGAAACAGAAATATCAACCTCAACTGTTCCGGTTGCAGCATCAACTTTTCCACAATTACCAACTCTTACTGAATAATTTGGGCTTTCAGGCTGAACATTTGTTAATTCTCCTGCTGTAGTAGCACTTAAATATAAAATATCACCTGAGGAGCATCCTGAAGTATCAAGGCCCCTAACAGTTCCAATTCTTGTTATATATCCATGAGAAGTATTTTCAATGTCATGTGTTGCAATTCCGATTGTTGCAAGGCAGGTTGCAGCTGCATCAGCTTTTGCTAAAGATACCAAAGGAAAATCATCAGTATGAACTCCTGATAAATAAACCACATCTCCATTATTAATTGTAGCTCCTGAGCTATTATAAACCCTTACCCAAATTTCCTGGCCTGATTGTAAAACAACATCAGATTCTTCATTTAATATTGCAAGAGTTTTATTTGTAGAATCCCAATACATTAAACCTTCAGAATGAGAGGGAGGAGTTACTGAAATATTATTTTGAATTGTATCAACTGAAATTATATCATCAATTTTAACATTTCCTAAATCCTGCTGACTAAAAGCCTGGAGGCAAATCATCAAACCAAAGAAAAGAGAGGTTATTTTTTTCATTTTTTTTAAATCCTTTTTTATTATGTTGAAACAATTAATCTTGCTGCATTAACCCAAACTAATTTCAGGGCTCCCCCTGAGGTATTATTTACTTTTAATCTAACTTTCCCCCCTGAAATATCAAACGATATTGCAACAGCTGTTATTGATTCAACCATTTTTCCAAAGGGAATTGTTACAGGGGTTACTCCATCATGTTTAATAATATAACCATAAACATCAAAAGAAATAGAATCATCAATTGTAAATCTCAAATCAAAATATCTATAAACTGCAGCATCTCCCAATTCAATCGGGGTTTCAGTTGCATCAGGCAATGTAACTTCTGCTCCTGTATCAGATGAAAAATAATCTTTTAACTGCAGGGCTGTTGCTTGTTTTGGGGTTCCTCCATCATCAATTGCAAATCTTTCAGAACCTGATAAAGTTGGTTTATTAGTATAAACACTTAAATCTTTCTGCCAATATCTAGCATCAGATTCAGCTTTTGAATAAACATTAGCTCCTGAAATTTCAACAGTATAACCAGTTCCTAAATATCTATTTTTACAAACAAACTGAAATTCAAACATTTTATACATTTCAGCGGTTGAGGGTTTCAGCAGCTGAACCTGCATTGTTGTCTCAGTTTTCCATTTTTTGTTTTCTAATCGGTTGTAATAATCAGCTGTTTTTGCATTTATTTCAAAACTCATTTCCCCATCTGTTATAACTGGATTTCTGAAAGTTTGAGTCCCTTCATCATACCAGGAATTAGCAAGGTTAAAAGTTGCTCCATCTACTTCAATGAAAGCAGGAGTATAAGTTACTGTAATTTTATAGCCTACCCAACCATCTCCTTTTGTGTCAGGGTCGGTTGAATCAGCTAATCTAACAACTAATCTTGAATTGCCTGAATCCCAAACCCACTCTGAAGCATTTAAAGCTCCAAGGGTTCCCTCTGTTGCAAGAATATCATTTAAATAGACTTTATCAGGAGCTGCTTCAATCTCTGTTCCTGAATAGTAATATTCACTCCCTGAGGAAACTTTCCAAAAATCTTCTGTTGCATCTCCTGGTAAGTCAATAATTGGAGAGGGGTTCAAATAATCATCATCAACTAATATTTCAGCAGTTGAACCATCTTCAATATCTTTGTATTTTTCCCCTGCAGCGTTTTTTGTTACCTGCATATTAATAGGAAATTTTTGGCCCTGGGTTGCATTAGGAAATAATTCATTTGTGGTAATCTCATTTCCTGAGGAATCCCTTAATTTATTATTCCCTGCATCAAAAATTATTTTTTGCGGTATATCTGACATAATTTAAAACTCCATTTTTAAATATTTATAATTTAACAAAGGCATATCTTATATTCCCTTCTCCGGGAGGGGCTGAATCATAATTGTATCTATAACCATAAGTAACATTTCCTGCAGGTAAAAAAGTATCTAAATATAATCCTGCTCCTGCAGCTATTGCTTCTTCATAAGTCCATCTAGGAGGAACCTCAGAACCTATAAAATTAGGTAATTCAGCAGGAACCCCTTCAACTTCAATAGCACAAATTCCCCTTTTTCCAGTTACTCCTGGAGTGCTTTGATTCCAATAGGTCAAAAAATGATTAAATTTAGTTGCTCCATCAACATAAAATATACGATAATTTCCACCAGTTAATGAATATTGCTTGCCTGGTTTTCCTCCAATACCTTCATACCATTCATCATTTTCAGGGGCTATATCAATACAAACTTCTGCAATAACAGGATTTCCTGCAAGTTTCCAAAGATTATTTTTTAAATCTCTTATTGCTCCGCTCATGTTGCAACCACCTTTGAAAAAATAACATCTCTAACAATGCCTGAAAATTGCCGGGTTATATTTGAAATTTTATTATCTGAAAAAGAAACCACATATAATAGAGGCCGGGCTATTTCCTCTTCATCTTCAGGAAAGGTTTCTGAACTTTCCAGGGAAACATTCAAGGCCCCTGTTGAAACATCTCCTTTCAAAAATATATATTCATCATTTACTGTTTGAGATAATGTTAATTCAGTTTCAGAAGCTGTTCCTGATTCAAGATTAAACTGATATTTACCTTCTGAAATTGTTACCTTTTGGCTTGATTCATTTGAAGTATTTTCAGCTTGAAAATAACCACTATAAGCCTCTCCTGCTCCTCCCCGGTTCTTGTGGTTTCTCCTATGAGAATTAGGGCCTATAGCAGAAGTTTCTGAACGTACAACAGTTTTTGAAATCCTTCCTGCATCTTTTTCTGAAAAACCAACAGTCATTATATTTTAACCCTCTAATTTTTGAGGTAATCCCAAACCTTTCCAATTAATAAAAGCATATTTATTAAAACTTAAATAATGCGGTTCTGCATCAGCAGCTAAAATTCCTCCTGCTCCATCTAATTTCATGGGTTCAGTAACAGCTTCTCCTGAATCTCCCAGGGTTCCATCTGTAGAAAGTTTTATTTCCTTTCTTGTTTCCCCATCAAGATAATAGAATCCTGCATCTAGTATTTTCTTTTCCCAGGAATAAGAAGCTAATTCAATTTCAACATTAATTTGATAATAGGAGTATTGAAAATCACCATCTTCATCTTTTACATCAATTTTATTTGCATTCAGATTTGTTATCAATCCCTCCCCTGAATCAAGTTCATAACCTAAAACGGTTAATTTTATTTCATTTAATGTTCCTTGATAAACCTTAACATCAAACAAATTAAAATGCCTTTTATTATAGCTGAATTTCAACAATGAATTGTATTGATTATATTGTAATGGAGGGTCGAAAGAATCACCTACAGAATTTAAAACAGGAATTGTTGGATTGCTTTTAGGGTCTGCTTCATCATAAGCATTTTCTAAAACCTGGTTATAAACTACTGTTCCATAGCTGACATTATAAGGAGGAAGTTCCCAGGGTTTACCCTCTCCCGGTTCAGTTGTATAAGTAGTGGAACTAGGTTCATAACTGCATGTTACAAGCCAGGTATCTTTTTCAACTTCAACATTTGCGGTTCTATTTTTACATAATAAATCCGGGTTGCTATCGTCTAAAGGGTCATTTCTTACAGGTAAACCTGCAGCTTTTAAAACCTCAACTCCTGATTCATTATTGGTTGTTTTTACTTGAAAAACTCTAGTTGTTTTTACCCTGCCATCTTGCTCAGTTGCAGGTCTATTAAATTTTTCGCCTAAATAAATAACACTCATAATTTTATCCTATTGGAAAAGCAGGTAAAGGAACAGCTCCAACTGCCATTGCTACACTATTCTTTTTTTGTTCCTCTAAAATCTGCTGTTGAATCTCAACTGATTTTTTAGTATTTTTTGCTGTTTCATTTTCAGGAGATTTTGAATTTCTCTGAATCTCAAGCCTATAAGCTTCAATAGTTCCTTTTTCAACTGCTCCTGCAAACCTGTTTTTTTCTTCCATCTTTTCAGGCTTATCTTCTTTTAATCCTAAAATCTGTTCATCAACCCCGGCTAATTTCATTTTTAATTCAAGCTGCTTTAATTCTCCTGATTCTGAAGCTATTTGTTTTAATAATTTTGCTCTTTTTTCAGCAAGGAAAACTGCTTTTTGTTCAGTATTCATTCCTCTCATTCTCAACCGCTCAAGCTTTTGAGCTAATGAAACCCTGAGTTTTTCAATTTTCCCGGCCTCCTTCTGCTTCTTTTTGAGCTCTTCAGCTTTTGCTGCCATTCTTTTCCTGGCCTCTTCAAGCTTCTTTTCTGTTTCAAGTATTTTAAGGGTTTCAGGAGAGGCCTTTTTTGCAAGCTTATCAAATTGTTTATCTCCTCTAGCCTGGAACCTTCTCAATACCCTTAACCGCTCTTTTTCAAGCTCCTCCTCTGAAAGAGCTTCTGTTTCTACAAACTTCAGGCTTTTAAAGGGGCCTATACCGGAATATTCCGCATGAGCCCGGCCTAATTTCACCATGGCAGAGCCTAACCTTTCAGAGCGGTTCAATAAAACATCAAAACCTTCAGCAACATCAGCTAACCAAGGAACAAAACCTGAATCCATAAAGGCAGCTGTTAAGGATTTTCCAATATTGGTAATTGAATCCTGGAATCTTTCCCCGGCTGAAATTGTTTTTTCATCAATAATTAAACCAAGGTTTTCAGCTTCTTCAGCTAAAGCCCTGTAATCTTGAATCATTGGTATCAGTTCAACCCCGGCACGGCCAAAAATCTCCTGAGCTAATGCAGCTTTTTTACTTCCATCCTGAACCTTTTTCAAAGCATCAGAAATAACAAGGAACTGCTTTTCAATTCCTAAGCCCTGGAGCTCCTTAAAATTAACCCCTATTTCCCGGAGGGGCCGTTTAGCTGTTTCAAGTTTGTTATTTGCATCAGAAATAACTCTAGCCATTCTTTTCATACCTGCAGAAACATTTCCAACAGAGGCCCCTGAACGTTCAGCAGCAAAAGTCATTTTTTGAAAAAAATCAGTTGTAACTCCAAGCTTTTTTGCTGATTTTCCAATTGAATCTAATTTACTGGTAATCTTATTAGCAGCAATAAAACCTGCTGCTCCTAATGCTCCCAGGCCTAAACTAACATTTTTAACACTCTTGGAAAACTTTTTCATTTTCCATTTAGCCCTATTCAGGCCTTGCTGAAATCTTTTAGTTTCAGCTGTTAGATAAACTTTTAAATTCCCTAATGCCATTATTTTTTATCCTTTATTCCAAGCACCTTTTTAAATATTGCTAGTTGCTCTTTTCCTGTTAACTTCAGAGGCTTTATTTTTTCTTTTCCAAACTTGATTAAAAAATCAGAAATTTTAACTTTGGGCTTTCCTGATTGCATTGCTGCTATCTGAGCTAAATAATAATGTTCCTTAGTGTGTTGCTTCATTTCCATTTCAAAGAAAATTGCCCACTCCATTAACTCAGAATAATCAATCTTTTCTTCCAGTTCTGAAACCAGGATTCCTAACCGGGCCGCCACCTTAAAACAAAGAACCCGGCAGGAATCCCTTTTTAGTTTTTTTCAAGTTCATCTGCAGCAGTTGGAGTTAATCCGCTAAACTCCATAACTTCATCTTGCAGCTGTAAAGAAGCATCAGAATCCATTTCAGCAACTTCTTCAGGGCTCATTTGAGGTTTTACTAAGGAAAGGGAAAGGAGTTTCAAAGTTTCCTCTTCAAAACTCTTTCCTTTTTCATAAACCTCTTTTATCTTGAGTTTCCTGATAGTTACTTTTCCTAACCCTGAAAGTTCAACTTCCTTTGTTTTAATGGCTATAAGTTGTTCTTTGGTTAACATCTTTTGCTCCTTTCTTGAAAATTAATTAGGTTGCAGAATAAGCAGGAGCAGTTTCAACCCCTGAATCATTCCGGTTTGTTACTTTTACGGTTAAATCAAAAACAGGTTGAGCATCTGTTTCTTGAGAAACATCCCCAACTTCCATAATATCAGCCCAAAAAGTTATGTTTTCAGTTGTTCCTGAAAAGTTAATCTTCCATTCTGCAGCACCTTCAGGAAGGGCTGAATAAATTGAAGGGTCAAACTCCAAATTCAGAACAATGTTTGCACTGGTTTTTAGGGTTGCTAAAATAAATGTTTTAAACTCTGAATTACTCAGGTTTGTTACATCAATTTCTTCTTTAGTCCATCCTGGAACAGAAATTGTTTTAGGTTCAAGAGTTAAACCTGAAACAGTATATGTTGTTCCCTGTCCTTCAAAATGCAAGCTCATAATAAAGCCTCCTTTTTTATTGTTTTATTTCTTTTGAAGTTCTACTTTTTCAGCAAAACCTTTTTTAATAATGGCTTTTGCTTTTGTTTCATCAAATTCTCTTTCTTCTCCCGGCTGATAAACAACAGTTTTTTCAGCAAAAGGTTTTTTAAATCTTATTTTCATCAAATTCTCCTATGGGTTAGGGGTTTTCTTTCTTATTATAATCAATTCCATTTGCTTCCTGTATATTCCATCCTCCCCCCCTTTTAATTCAAGCTCTGATAAATCAGCTGAATCTTCAACAAACATATTTAAAACTGAATAGCTGCCCATTGTAAAGGGAGCGCAAACATCAACCCTTTCTCTAACTAACTCTTTAAGGCTTTCAGCTGCATCATCTGTTTCAGCATAGCAATCAATCTGCCAGGATTCTCTATACCTTTCATTAGGAGCTACTAAGTTTCTCCCAGGGTTTTCAAATATCCTTGAGAGCATTAAATAAGGGTATTCCTTATCTTTCTGAGGAGCCGGGAAAGAATAGCACCTGGTAGAAATAATAGCAGCAATAGCAGCATCATTTAAAATAAAAGCTCTTAAATCACTTTTAACACTCATTTTAGTTTCAAGCCTCCTTTCCCGGCCTCTATTCTTAATCTTTCTTTTGCTTTTGCGGTTGTTGTTCTAATCGCTTCTGCTCTTTTCTCTTCTCTTCCTCTCCTCATGTAGCTCCTGGCAGGTATATTCATTTCTGCAGAACCGAATTCAAGAATGTTTGCAACAACTTCAAAAGGGGCCTCCCGGCCTTCAATTTTAATTGTTCTTTCAGGCTGATGTTTTATAAAAACCTGTCCAACTATCCCGGTTTTATCCTTTGAAACTTTAGCACTTTTTTTAACCTGCTTTGCTATTGTTTTACTTTTAAAATTTCCTTTTGCTAATTGTTCAGCTCTTTTCTTTATCGGATTCAACCCGGCATTTATTGCAGGTTTCATTATTTTTTTTAAAGATTTTCCTGCTAAAATTCCAAGTTCCCTTGCTAGTTTTTTATCTCCAACTAATTCTAAACCAAAATTTCCATTTTTATTTATCTTTGAAAAATTAGCCATTTGTTATTTCCGTTGCATCAATAAGCTGAAATTTTGCATCTGTTCTATCAGCTGTAATTCCATCAACTTGAAAAATCCTTGAACCCCAAAGAATGCGCATTGAAGTAATAAGGCCGGGGTTATATCTAACCCTTACTGAATGGCTTGATTTTACAACAGGAGCATCTGCTTGTAATTGCTCTGATTGTTTCCGGTTCCTAACATCTGCCCAACAGCTATAAAAATCACTCCAGGCCCTAACTGATGAACCATCAGCAGCAAGGGTTGTTGTTTCTTCCTGGAATTTTATCCTATGGCGTAATCTCCCGGAATTCATTCCCAATTCCCTCCTAAATATGGTACATTATAGGCAGCTAAAAGAGATTTTAAGGCCCTATTTTCTTCCAATTTTAGTTCAACATTTGCTTCAGGATGTTCATATATATCAGAAGCTAACATTATTACAGCTTGTTTTAGTGCTTCAGGAGGAGCAGTTTCATCAGCTCCATAACCTGCAGTATATTCAATTTCAACTGCTGAAGGTTTATTGGTTTGAACTGTAGGCCATGTAGCATTTTCTGCTAATACTATCCTTGGAGGAAGGGAATTATAATCAACATTATAATCTGAAGCTGAAACTGTTTGTAAATTTCCATCAGAATCATAATACTTAACAGAAGCAACTGCTGAAACAGGAGGCCGATATAGTTCTATAAGAACCGGAAACTTATCATAATACTGAACATATACTGTATTAATCAGAGTTCTATGAATCTTTGCCTCTATTGCTTGCCTTGCAGATGAAATTAAAATATCTAACAAGGAATCCTGCTCAGTATTATCAAGCCTTAGATTGTCTTTTAGCTCCTGCTTTGTTACTGGTTCCGCTGTTGGAGCTGTTTTTATTTTTATTGCTGACTGCATTAGATGCTACTCCAATTTTAATTAAATCTTTTGCTTGCTTCTCAGGTAAATCTGCTTCAGTTCCAGGATTCAGAAAATTCTTTCCAAGTTGTACTGATTCTTTTATTAAAACTTTCATTTTATTTAACCCTTTTAAAAATTAAAAAGAACCCTCCCAGGTTTTGACACCTGGGAGAGTAAACCAAGGGGAGAGAATGTTACGCTTTTACATTCAAGGCTAATACAGGGTTAGTTCCTGCATCAAGTAAATCACCATCAAAGCGGAGGAATCCACCAAAGCCTTCCTGGTCGTTTTCTGCATACAGTTCAACCAAACGTTTCAGGCGAATAGAATTAACCTCTCTGATTTTATATTTACTCAAATCTCCAAAGATTGCAACTTTATTTCCTGATGCAACAGTTGAAGCCATTTTAGTATTTTTATGAACAGCATAACCCAAAATAGTTTCAGGTTCTCCTGCTTGATAAGAAGGCTGCCATATATACTGACCTTGAGAGTCTTTGAACTTTCTAACAACTTTCAAAATTGCTTTGTTCATCATCAGGGCAGCATTTTCATCATAAGCTTCATCAAGAGAATAAACCAAATCAATCAAATCATCAGCAATAAAAGCTCCTGAACCTGCTGTATCTTGAGAAGTTGCAGCTGTTACAATTCCGTTAGGTTTACTGGAACCATCTCCAGTTGTGCAAGCTGTATTCTGAGCTCTTCCCAAACGTTCTCCGATAGCTCTTCCTAAGAATGCAGCCATATCAAAAGCTGAATCTTCAAGCAATTCAGAGCTAACTTTGATAAATTTGGAAGTGTATTTATAGGCATTAAAAACAACTTCAGAAAAAGTTGGGTCTGCATCAGATGCAATTGCACCTGCTTCAGCAACCAATACACCTTCATTAGTTGTATCATTAACAGTAGGCCATGGCATGGCATTTCCTGAGGCAGTTCTCATTAGTTCGGCAACCTTGCGCATTGTTCCATATTTCAACAGAGCAATTTCCAGGTTATAAACAAAACCTTCAGGAACAGTATACCCACCTGAACCAGGAGTACCAACAGACAAAGCCCTTGCTTCTGCCAGGGTTTTAGGAGCTGTTGCAAGCATCCGGGAATCAATTTGTTTAACATTGGGATTCAGTTTGCATTTTGCAATTGCATCCTGCTCTTCTTCCCTGATTTCACCTTGAAGGTGAGAACGTACCCAACCATTAAAGGCCAAACGTTTATCATCTTCAGAAATCCCGGCTTTTTCTTCTTTTTCTTTGACTTCATCCCGGCCCGGCATTTTATCCATTTTGGCCTGAACATCATCAGCTCTTTTAATAGCTTCAACCTGTTCATCAAGGGAATCATAATCAGCAGATGCTTTATCAAAGTTTTCTTTTTCTTCAGCAGTAAAGGCCCGGCCTTCTTCCTGGATTTTATCCCGGAGGGAAACCATTCCCTGAGCTGCTTCATTCCGTTTTTCTAGCAATTCTTTCAGTTTCATTTTCTTTTCCTTTTTTTAAATGAAAATTATTTATTATTCTTTGGCAAAAAAAAACGACACAAAAAATACCTGCAATCTAAGTTGCAAATTTTTTGTATCGGTCTAAGCCAATTTTTAAAACTGGAAACTAAGTTCCAAAAAATCAATATTTATCAATAGCATAATTAAAAAGATTGTCAAGTTTTCTTTTTAAAGTCCTAAAGTTTTTATCTTTGCATCAGCTAAATCTAAATCAGCTTTTGCTTTTGCAGCTTCTTCTGCATCCTGCTTTTCTTTTTCAGCTTCTCTTTCTGATTTGATATTATCATGCTCTTCTTTTGCAGGTTCTGAATCCCTGGCATAAGCACTTGCTGCAGTATATGCCGGGAATGTAACAGGCCCAACATCAAAAAGCTGAACTTCTTTAATCAATCTTATTTCTTTATCTCCATCATCTGACCATTCAACCACTGTTGGCATAAAGGAAAAGCTTGAACCGGAAACATCTCCTCTTTCAATTGATGTTCTTGTATCATTCCCGGCTTGAGTATCAGGAACATCAATTAAATATTTTAATCCAACAGAATCAACTTCAAGAGTTAAAGTTCCTGCTTTGTTCCTTCCTAGAATCAAATTTGGGTCATGGTTCATTAAGGCCCTAATATCATCATTTTTAATTGCATTATCAAAAGCAGCTTTATCAATCCTTTCAACTGCTCCATCCCATAACTGGTATTCTGTTTCAGGAGTTCCATCATAAAAAACTGAAGCATAACCTTCAAGGTTTTTATTTTCTTCATCTCCTTTTGCTCTCAACTGAATCCCGGCCCTGCTTAAACTGATATATCTTTTTTCTGTTTTCATCCTTGAACCTCACGCATTAATTTTTTAATTGTTTTATTTATTAATTCAGTTTCCCCTGTTAGCATTTCAACAACTTTTGCAACAGGTTCAACTTCTCTTTTAATTACTTCAGAATGCTTTGAATCAAAGTTCTCAGTAAATAGATGAACTTCATTTCTTTTTGAATAGTTATCAAAATCTTTTCTAATTCGTGTTAACATCTTTTGGAATACATGCTCCAGGGCTCCCCTTGCAGCTGCTATTGCCCCTTCAGTTCCTTTTGGTTTGGTATCAGAATTGTTTTCAGGTTCTGTTGTTGTGCTGTTTGTTTCCTCTTCTTCCTCCGTTGAGCCAAATACGTTTGCAGGTAAAATTATTTCATCATATTCTTCTCCTGCATCATTAGCATTTTCAAGGTTTCTAACTTCGTTAACGGTCATCCAGGGAGCCCCTGCTGTAGCTTTTGCGTAATATTCAGCTCTGCCTTTTAAATCTGCTCTTACTAATGCTTGCCTTGCAAATTCTACTAACCTTGAATCATCATTCTTTTCTTTTTCGGTTAAGAGTTTATCCCTGCATTCTTCTTCCCAGGTAACAAGCCAATCATCCAAAGCTTCATCAAGGAAACTTTGATTTTCCTGCTCTAAAGAATTATAGGCTGTTCTGCTTGAATCTCCTAGTTTATGAGGAGGAAGAGAGAACCAATTTGCAACATCAATTATTGAAAACTTCATAGTTTCAATCAGTTGTGAATCTCTAGCAGATAAGGTTAATACATGGGCTTTCATTCCCTGCTCTAATATTGCGGTTTTATGAGCATTAGAAACTCCTGAATAAAGCTTGCTCCATTGGTCACGCAACCGGGTAATAGCTTTTTCATCTGAGAAGGTTTGTGGATGTTCAAGAATTACTGAAGGCCTGGCTGAATTTTCAAAGAATTTATTTGAATAATTTTGCCCATTAAGGCCCATACTAAAAGAAATATTTGCATATTCTAAAAGGGAATAACTGGTAATTCCATTATAACCCAGGCCCCTAACATGGAGAACGTTTTCCGGGAGCAGTTTCATCATATCACCATTAACAGAGGTAATATAGTAAAGCTGCCCATTTCGCCTAATCGGATAAGTTACATCAGGAACCAGGGGAATCAATTCTATAGGCCTCCCGGCATTATCCCGGAAAATATAAGCATATCCTGAACCCTGCAGCAAAGCATGAGCTGTTATTGTTTGCTTAAATATCTTTGCAGTCATTTCATCATTAGGTTTATATCTGAGGATATTATAAGCAGGAGAAGAAGGGGCTTTTTGCTTCCCCTGTTCAAGTCTATCATAAACGAATAAGGGAAGTTTACCAACTGAAGTTGAAATTAATTTAACCGCTCTAAATACAGCTGAATATTTAAGGGCTTTATCTTTTGAAATCTTCTCCCCTCCTGAAGTATACCAACCATCATCTGTTAAATCAACATTTCCACCTTTTTCTAATTCCCCGGCAGGTTCAAATAAGTTAACTACGTTTTTGCAAAAGTCAGTAAAAGCCATTTTTTCTTTCCCGGAATTTAATTAAATTGTTCTTTTACTCTAAGCATATTATTTTTATTTGTCAAGAGTAAACAAAAAAAAAGCCCCTCATTTGAGGGGCCTAAGGTTTTTATTTTAAGACTTTTCCTTTTCAGTCTTGCCCTTGCGATACCTCAAAAGGAACATTTATCCAAGGGGTTTAGTTGCTGTGATACATTTCCACAAAGTGTGAAGCATAAATACTGTCTTTTAGTTCTGCAAGTTTTTTGCTATTTTGTGTTGTTTCACCGTTTAGTATCCTTTTTTCAATTGCTCTTTTGATTGTCTTTGCTCTTGCTTTCTGTCTCTGATAATTTGTTACTGTTGCTTTCATTTTCTCTCTCCTTTGTTGTTAGTTTCTAATCTAAAATACCTCCTATAGTTGACTTGTCAACCTTTTAAGCAAAGAATATTGAAAGTTTTTTAATCTTTTTTTCCGGGAAATTTACAGAGTAACCAGGCCTCTTTTCTCATAAACATTTTCATCTTCTTCTTCATGCCTGGCAATTGATAAACCAACAGCCATAACTAAAGCAACCATTCCATCTATTTTCATTTTGCTATTCTTCTTTGGTTTTATTGGTTTAATATTTCCGGCAGCATCTTCTTTAATGGCACAATTGGAGCACATCCATCTTAGAACTGGATTATTAAAATGAATCAGCTCACCTTTTTCAACTAATTTTTCTAACTCCTTTGAGGGTTCATTCATTGACTTGAAACCCTGCCTAAATTCTATCATTGGTAAACCATCTTCATCTGCAAGCTGAATTGCTAACTGAGAAGAGTTCCAAGGGTCATAACCAATATCTTTTATATCATAATCTGCAGATAATTCATTGATTCTTTTTCTAATGAAAGAATAATCAACAACAGCTCCATCAGTAATATCAACATAACCTTCATTAGCCCATAATTGATATTCAATTCTTTCATCTGCTGTTCCATTAGGAACCCAAAAAGAACCTATACAGGCCTTGAATTCAGGGAAAAACAGAATAAAAGCTGTTATATCTTTACTGCTTGAGAGGTCTAAACCACCAAAACAAGCCTGGTTTTTAAGCTGTTCAGGCTTTAATTTATGCCCGGATGAATCCCATTTTTCCATATTTATCCACCTTGTGAGAGTTTCAGTTTGAACATTTAAGTGTAATCTAAGAAATTTATTTAGTTCTGATGGTTTTTCTTTTGCCTTTTTTACTATGCTTTTAAAATAACTTGGTTTAACTGTAATTCCATAATTGGGGTTTGCTTTTTTCCAGGTTTGAACTTTGCTCCAATCATCTTCTCTTTTTGTCTCATAAATAACCGGAAAATATTCCATATCATTTATTAATCCATCCCTGACTTTACAAGCATAATCATATTCATCATTGCAGGGAGAAGGCCCGGCAAAATCTGCAGTTGTCAAATATAATATCAAGGGTTGCCTCCTGTTAACAACCCCGGCTGTTAGTGTATCAATTAATTCTGTATTCTTTTGAGTATGCAATTCATCAATAATTAACCCGTGAACGTTTGGCCCATGTTTAGTTGAAGCTTCAGAGCTCAATACTTTCAAAATTGATTTGGTTGTTTCAACCTCCATAAATTTATAGCCCTTGAGAATCCTGATAAATTCAGATAATTCATCAGAACCATCAACCATATTTGCACCTGCATTAAAAAGAATTGAAGCTTGCCCAACATCAGAAGCGCAACAGTAAACCTCTGAACCTGGTTCATTATCTGCTGATAAAAGAATTAAAGCTAACCCTGCAGCAATTTGAGTTTTTCCATTCTTCTTTGGAATGAATAATAAAGAGGTTCTGAATCTTCTTAAATCATCCTCCTTTCTTTTCCATGCGAATAAATGACCTATATATTTTTTCTGCCATGGCCTGAGCTCAAAAGGTTTTCCTGCAAATTCTCCTTTTGAATGGGTTAAATATTTGGGGAAAAAATCACAAACAGCTTTTGCAACTCTCAAATCAAAATAATATTTTCCGTTTAAATTCTCCCAGGGGTTAAACCCTTGAATTTCCTCATGCCAAATTTTAGGCAGTTTCTTAGATTTCTTGAAAAACTTTTCCGGTTTGATTTCTTTTTTCATGTTATTTGTTTAATTCCTTTCTCTTCTTTCCCGGTTGCAATCAGTTTTAAGCTGCCCCTGCTTTGGGGAGTCATTCCCAATTCCCTCATAATTTTCAAAAGTTGGTCATATAATTTTAGTTGAACTTTGCTCCAGGGGTTTTCTTTTACATCAATAATCTCTCCATATTTATTTCTTATGTTTCTATATCTCCCCTCTTTTCTAACCTTCTCCTCTGCCTGGAACCATTCCTCAAAAACTTTACAAAATAAATGAAATGTTATTGAATCAGTAATTGCTAAATATTTCGCATTGATTAACATGGGGGAATAATGTTCAAAAATCTTTTTCCCTACTTTTCCAAGGTTATCATATTGAACAATATTTCCATCAATCATTGCAGGTTCATCTTCATTAATCCTTTCTTTCTTTGCTCCCATTATTTTTTTTACCCGGTTTGATTTGGGAGGCCTTCCACCTTTTCCTGAACCTTTTGGATTTGCCATTTTTAAAACCCTTTCCTTTTATCTTTGGGAAATAATTCCTCAGGTTTTATTCCTCTTTTTAAAGCTGCTTCTATTTTATAATGGCAGCTGCAACAAAGTCCTGCTAAATTATCAACTCTAAAAAACAGCTCAGGCTTTTTTGAAGCTCCTTCTATATGGTGGATTTCTTCAGCAGGTTTTGAACAAATTTCACAAAGGGGAAACCTAGCTAAAAACATTCTGCTTAAATCCTGCCATCTCCTGGAGCTTCTTAGCTTACAAGCTTGAAAATACCCAGGGGAAACAGGCCGTTTTCCCCCCTTTTTTTCCTTTGGTTCAAACTGTTTTCTGTTGCCTGGAGTGTATAATTTAAAAATTCTCTTTTTCATTTTTTGCTCAAGTTTCGCCCTTTTTTTTGAATGCATGATGTGTTACGTTTTTTTT